TGCTCGCCGCGCGCATTCAAGGTGCGCTCACCTCGCCCAGCATTCGCTGGTTCAGTCTCAAGACGCGCGACGCGCGGATGAACGAGCAGTATGCCGTGCGCCGCTGGCTGAACGACGTCGAGGACCGGATGTATCTCGCGCTGCGCCAGTCCAACTTCAATGCGGAGATGGGCGAGGTGTATCTCGACTTGGGCGCGCTCGGCACCGGCGCCATGCTGATCGAGAGCGAAGAGACCGACGAGGGCAATCGCGGGTTCTGGTTCCGCGCGCTGGCGCCGGGCACGTACTGCATTGCCGAGGACAGTCGCGGGCGCGTGGATACGCTGTTCCGCATCATCAAGATGACGCTCCGGCAATGCGCGCAGCAGTTCAGCGTGGATGCCTTGCCGCAGGCGTGGCGGGAGCAACTGGACCGCGAGCCCGATGCCGAGCGCGAGGTGCTCCACGCCATCCAGTCGCGCCGGGTCGACAACCCCAAGCGGAAGGACGTGCTCCACTTCCCGGTGGCCAGCGTGTTCCTCGCGGTCAGCGAGAAGGTGATCCTCGAGGAAGGCGGGTACAAGGAGTTTCCCGGCGTGGTGCCGCGCTGGTCGAAGACGAGCGGCGAGGTGTATGGGCGTGGCCCGGGGCATACCGCATTGCCGGACATTCGCACGCTGAACAAGGCCGTCGAGCTCACGCTCTCCTCCGCGGCCAAGGCGCTCGATCCGCCGGGCCTGGTGTCCTCCGACGCCACGATTGCCGAGCTCGATCTGCGGCCGGGCTCGATGAACACCGTCGAGGGCGATCCGCGGCTGGCGTGGGCGCCGCTCGAGTCCGGCGCGAAGTTCGATGTCAGCAAGTTGCTCGAGGGCGATCTGCGCGAGGCGATCCGCAACACGTTCTACTGGGATCAGTTGCAACTGCAGTCGCAACGCGTCATGACCGCGACCGAAGTCCAATCGCGGCTCGAGATCATGCAGCAGTTCTTGGCGCCCACGCTCGCGCGTCTGGAATCCGAGGCGCTGACGCCGCTCCTCAACCGCTGCTTCTCGATCATGCACCGGCAAGGTGAATTGCCGCCGCCGCCCGAGGAGCTGCGGCGCGGCGCGAACCTCGACGTCGAGTATGAAGGCCCGCTGGCGCGGAGCCAGAAGGTCACGCGCCTGGCCGGGATGGACGAGTTCATCCGCGTCACGGCGCCGGTGGCCCAGCAGCAACCCGCCGTGGTCGACAACCTCGACACCGACCGCGCATTCCGCGACCTCGCCGAGGTGGCCGGCCTGCCCGCGGATTACCTCCGCGACGAGGACGACGTGGCCACGATGCGCCAGCAGCGGGCCCAGCAGCAGCAACTCGCCAAGCAGATGGAAGTGGCGATGGGCGCCTCCGAGATGGGCCGCAACCTGGCACCGGTGATGGAAGCGGCGCAGGGCATCCCGCCGGACCAGATGGCGGGCGCGGCGGGTGGCGGCGGCGACCCGATGGCCATGCTCCAGCAGATGATGAGCGGCCAGAACGGCGCGGCGGGGCCGCCACGATGAGCGCGACGCCCGAGCAGTATCGCGAGGTGTTCAAGTCCGGCGCGGGGCCGGACGTGCTCACCGACCTGATCGGCTGGATCGAGCGGCGGCCGGAGAGTGAGCGGGTCGGCGGCTACGCGGTGATCTCGCGCATCGTGAAGATGACGAGCGTGACGGCGGTGCCGCGCCCGCCGCGGGCGATCCGGGCCGCGGCCGGAAGGATTGCGCATGGCTGAAGAATCCGTTTCCGCGACCGTCGAGATGCCGGTCGATACGGCTGTAGCTACACCCGTAACTACACCCGTAGGGACACCCACGCCAAACGGCGACTGGCGCGCGGGCCTGCCGGCCGACCTCGTCGCCGACAAGAGCCTCGCGCGATATCAGGACGTCGGGAGCCTGGCCAAGGCCTACCTCGAGGCCGAGCGTCGCATCGGCGCCCCGCTCACGGCGCCCGGCCCCGACGCGAAGCCCGAGCAGCTCGCCGCGTACCGCCAGCGGCTCGGCGTGCCGGAGCTCGACAAGTACGACATCGAGCTGCCCGCGCCGATCGAGGGCGCGGGGTTCACGTGGGACCCGCACTGGGTCGGGCGCATGAAGGAGTCGTTCCACAAGGCGCACATGACGCCCGCGCAGAGCAAGGCGGTCGCCGACCTGTTCCACGAGTACATGCACACGATGGCCGACCGCACGCGCGCGGCGGGGGCCCAGGAGGACCAGCAGGAACGGGCGGCGGCCATCAAGGAGCTCGAGCAGCACTGGGGGCCGCAGGGCGGCGCGCAGTGGCGCTATCACGAAGCGCGGGCGCGGACGGCGGTCAACACGCTGATGGAGGGGAAGTCGGACGCCGCGCGCCAGCGCATCTACGAACTCGCGAATGATCCGGAGTTCGCGGCGGCGCTCTCCGAAATGGCGGATGGGCTCCTCGAGCGCGGGTTCATCGACGGCCAGGAACTGCCGGCCGGCACGAGCATCGCGGCGGCCAGCGCCCGCAAGGCGGCACTCCTCGCGGAGATGGCCAAGGACCCGCTGCATCCGCTCAAGAACCCGCAGCATCCGGCCCGCGAGGCCACGATGCGCGAGTGGGAGGAACTGAACCGCATCGAGGCGGGCACCGGCGCGCAGTACCGGCGGTTCGGACGGTAGGGACGCGCGTGGCGCTCCGGCTCGTGCCGATCACGTTGCGTGAGGCCAATGCGTTCGTGGCACAGCACCACCGGCATCATCAGCCGGTGCGCGGGTGCCGGTTCGTGATCGGCGTGGCGCGGGAGGACAAGCTCTGCGGCGCGGTGATCGCGGGCCGACCGGTGGCCCGCCGTGTGGACTGGCGCACGACGTGTGAAGTCACGCGGTGCTGCACGAACGGCACGCCGCATGTGGCCTCGATGCTATACGCCGCGGCGGCCCGGACGGCGCGGGCCATGGGGTATACGCGGATTCAGACGTACACGCTGGCCGAGGAGGCGGGCGTGAGCGTGCAGGCGGCGGGCTGGCGGGATGAAGGGCCGGCGGGTGGAGGGGCGTGGCACCATGCGGACGCGCGCCAGCTCTGGCTGCACGGCTCGGAGCGCCGACAGGATCAATCCACGGGCGACAAACGCCGGTGGGCGAAGACGCTCGCGTAGGACAGGGCCAGGCACTCCCGCGAGGGATCTGGCGACGCGCGGGACAGACCGCGCGTAGGGGAGCGCCCGCGACAAGGGGCGCGAGGCAGATCGGCACGGGCCGGCACTCTGCCGTCATGGCATTCACCGGATCACCCGCAGGAGATCCGACATGGCGGCCTACGACTCTGTCCCGATCAGTTTCGTTCACGCCTACACGACCGAAGTCCATCGCCTCGTCGCCCAGAAGCAGACCAAGCTCCGCGGTGCCGTGCGCGTGCAGTCGGGGATCAAGGGCAAGACGTACAACTTCGAGCGCATCGGCTCCACCGATCTGGGCGCGATCGCCACGCGGCACGCGACCACGACCATCCTCGATCCGATCCACTCGCGGCGCCGGGCCACGCTGGTCGACCGCGGCGGCGCCATCGTGCTCGACCGGAACGACGAAGTGAAGATGTTGATCCAGCCGGAGAACGACTACGCGCTGAACCACGCGGAGTCGATCAACCGGTTCTACGACGACCAGATCATCGCGGCGCTCGGCGGCAACTCGACGGCGGTGGCCGCCGACGACACCACGAGCAACGTGGCGCTCGGCGCCGGGCAGACGATCGCCGCGGGCGGCACGGGGCTGACCTTCGACAAGGTCAACCAGGCGACGCGGATGCTGAACACCAACGACGTGCCGCAGGAGGACCGCTACGCGGTGATCAGCCCGCAGGGGCTCGAGGACCTGCTGGCGACCACCGAGGCGACCTCGTCGGACTTCACCAACATGAAGGCGATCCAGACCGGCACCATCCAGGGCACGTGGATGGGGTTCAACTGGATCATGTCCACGCGGCTGCCGATCGCGACGCTGACCCGGAGCTGCTACTTCTTCCAGAAGCGCGCGGTCGGACTCGCCATCGGCATCGACGGCTACACGTCGATCAGCACGCGGCACGATCTGAACGACGCCACGCAGGTGTACGCGATGGTCGTGGCCGGGGCGGTGCGGATCGAGGAGCAGCTCGTAATTCAGTGTGATATTACGGAGGTTTGATTCACCTTAGTTTATAATAGGTTACAGGCGATATGCTGAAGGCGATAGACATCGCATGGGCGGCCGGATTCCTCGAGGGCGAGGGATCGTTCACCTGTCGCGGCAATACCGTGACGGTGACCGCGTCGCAAGTGCAGCCCGAGCCGGTCTATCGCCTTCAGCGTCTGTTCGGCGGCAAGCTGTATCACTACACGCAGGCCAATCCGAAGCACAGCCCGTTCATCCGCTGGCATCTGTTCCATCGCGATGCGCGCGGGCTGATGATGACGATCTATCCGCTGATGTCGCCCAAGCGCCGACAGCAGATCGTCAAAGCGTTGGCGCGGTGGAAAAGCACGGGCGTTGCGATGCGCCTGCGCACGCACTGTCCGCGCGGCCATCCATACAGCTCGGAGAATACCGCGATCAATAAGACGAGCGGACGCCAGTGCCGGATCTGTGCGCGTGGATGGATCGACGCATGGTATCGGCGCAAGAAGGGCCTGCGCCTCGTGAACGACCCGCGCCAGGTCGACCTCACCGAGGACTGATCGCAATGGCCAGCATGGCGCCGATCGCGGGCTGTGCGCTCACCACCGTCACGGCGGAACCCTGCGCGGTGCCGCCGGTGTCGGCCGAGGCGCTGACGATCCGGGCCGAGGTGGCCGAGGCGCTCGAGCGGCGCCGGCGCGGGATCGATCCACGTGTCGACGAGCCGCCGTTCACGGCGAGTCACTGGGTCTCGCGCGCGGGCATGCCCAACCGCGGCGGCGGCATCCTGCCGACGACCTATTCGGTCCAGTACAAGGGGTTCACGTACATCAGCTATCGCGGCCGGTGGGAGAACGCTGGCGGCGGACCGGTGCCGTTGATGCTCTACGTCGGCTCGATCTCGCGCACCGCGGATGGTTCCACGTGGCAGACGGTGCTCATCGGCGACGAGACGCCGCCCGGCTGGACCCTGGCCGACATGAAACACCCGGGCCTGCTCTGGGTGCAGGACGACACGCTCTACTGCGTGGTGTGTCAGGGGAGCTTCTCGTGGATTCTGGCCCGGTCCTACGTGGGCCCGGGCGAGGTCGCGATCTGGAAGACCACGGACGGCTTCTTCTGGACCAAGCACCAGGTCCTCGCCTCGTGGACCGCGCACGGGGCGGGCGAGGTCGTGGGGGGCGACGCCTCGGACGTCGCGTTCGGCGCGCAGGCGCAGTGGCGCGCGGCGGGCTCCGGGCCGGCCGGCCAGACCGCGGACTGGCTGGGCGTGCAGTACGCCGCGCGCGCCAACGTGCCCGGCACGCCGTTCTCGGTGGCGGCGGCGCCGCAGTTCCGGAGCCTCGACAACGGGCAGACGTGGACCCAGGTGCGCGACATGCTCGGAGGTGCCTTCCCCAACGGGCCGGCGGCGATCATGGCGGTGCCCCGCCCGGGTGTGGCGGTCGACCGCTGGGCCATGGTCGGCTCGGCCCCGCCGATGGTCGGCTCGCCGGCGCCGCACCGCTCCGACGATGCCGGTGCGACCTGGTCAGCGGTCACCAACCCGTTCGGCACCTGGCCCGACGCGGGGTTCATGGTGCCGTCGGGCGGCGGGGTGGCCACGCGCACGGGCGGGTCGACCACCGGGCCGGGCACGTGGGTGTCCTGCGACTACTTCCAGTCAATCACGCAGGCCGGGGTGGCGGGGCCGGTGGGCACCGCCGGCACGCTGATCAGCGTGCTGCGGTTCTCGACGTCCATCGGGCCGGGCGAGGAGCTGCTCGCGGTCGTGGGGCGCGCCGGGGGCATGGGCGCGTGGCACACCACCGACGGCGGCGAGACGTGGGCCGATCGGGGCACGGTCCCGGTGGGCTTCGCGGTCTGGTACGGGCTCGCCCGCGCCCCGAATGGCCGCGTCCTGATGTATCCCGTCAGCGGTGGCGGCGGGGCGATGGATCTGTGGACCTGTGACGACGCGCCGGCGGGCATGGCGACGCCGCGGGCCATCTGCGAATTCGCCATCCCGATCGGCGCGCCGCTGGCCCGCATCGCGGGCTGCGCCCTGCTGACGTTCGTCAACGAGCCGTGCGGCGGGCTCCCGCCGCTGACCGTGCCGGAGACCTGCGAGGCGCCGCTGGGGGCCTTCGTGCTGGGCGTGACGTGCCTGGGCGACTCGGCGCCGCTCGCCCGGCGACTTGCTCGCGGACGCCGTCGGAGGACGCACGCGCATGCCTAACTGGAGCCCCACCTACCGGCCCGACGGCGAGGTGCTGACCGGCGACAATTACTACGCCGACCGGCAGCAGGCGGCCGACGCCGATGTGCCCACGATCCAGGACGATCACTCCGCGACGCTGACGCAGATGCAGACGGCGACCGACCCGGCGCCGGGCGGCACGCCGTCCCTGCCGACGCATCTGGCCGGCGAGCTCGAGCGGCTGCGCTACGTGCTGCGCCAGATCAAGCAGGCGCTGGTGCCAGGGACGACGCAGTGGTATCAACCGCTGCCGCCGATCGATGTGATCGGCGAGCCGGGGCCGCCGGGCCCGGCTGGGCCGGCTGGGGCTGACGGTGCGACGGGGCCCGCGGGCGCGACGGGGCCCGCGGGGCCAGGCGTCGCCGCGGGCGGGAGCACGGGCCAGGTGCTGGCGAAGACGAGCGCCACGGACTACGCCACGGGCTGGATCGACCCGCCCGCGGGCGGCGGCGGGGGCATTCCGCCCACGCTCGTGGACGCCAAGGGCGATCTCCTCGTGGCGAGTGCCGCCGATACCGTCGCGCGCCTCGGCGTGGGCACTGATGGGCAGGTGCTGACCGCAGACGCCACGCAGGCGACCGGCGTGAAGTGGGCCGCCCCCACCGGCGGCGGCGCCAGCGAGAGCGAGGTCGCCATCAGCGCCACCGCGCCCACGGTGACCGGCGGCCTGCCCGAGCTCTGGGTCGACACTGCGGCGAGCGGGTCGGCGGCCAGCGCGGCCACGATGATTCGCGAGACGACCTATGCCACGATCCCGGCCCCCAGCGCGGCGGGCCTCCTGACGTTCGTGACCGACGGCGGGGCGCTGGCGCGCGATACCGGGACCGTGCAGCGGTTCTATGGCCCGCTGTATCGCTGCGATCCGATCGTGCCCGCCGAATTCACGTGGGCGAACCAGGGCGATGCCACGCTGACCGATGCGTTTGGGGTGAGCATGATCGAGGCCGGGGCGGGGGCGACCAACGTGCGGCTCCGGTGGAAAGCGACGCCGACCCCGCCCTACACCATCACGGCGCTGATGGAGCCCATGATGCAGGGCGGCACCAACAGCGAGTGCGGCATCCTGCTCCGGGAATCCAGCACGGACAAGATGACGGGGCCCTGTACGCGGGACGCCTCCATGGTGAGCAGCATGCGGTATACGGCGCTGGTCGGGGGCGGCGCGATGGCCGCGCCCGGGAATGTGAACCTGGCGGTGCGCCGCATGTGGCTGCGCATGGTGAACAACGGCACGACGCTCGTGATGTCCTTCTCGCTGGACGGCGCGATCTTTCGGACCCTGGAGTCCGTGGCCCTGACGGCGGTCTTCACGGTGGCGCCGAACCAGATGGGCTATTTCTGCACGCCGCGCCCCCTCGCCGTCTCCGCGTCCTACTTGAGCTGGACCGTGTCCTGATGCCCGTCCTCAAGTACTGGAATGGCAGTGCGTGGGTCGAGGTCGCCGGGACGGGGCCGGGCGTGCCCGCGGGCGGCACCGCGGGCCAGGTGTTGACCAAGACGAGCGCCGCGGACTACGCCGCCGCGTGGGGGACCAATCAGCCGATCCTCGCGAACAACACCTATCTCCAAGGCTACAAGGCCGACGGCACCACGGTGCAGAACCTGATCGGCATGACGACCGCCGATGAGGTGTCCATCGCGCCCAGCCTCGCGGCGGGCAAGGCGATCAAGATCGGCGGCGTCCTCCAACTGCCGAGCGACGTCTGGCACGGCACCTCCGGCGGGGTCTCCTGGCTCATGCACAACTCCAGCGACAACACGCTCTGGATGGGACACACCACGAACAACAAGTTCAATGGGGGGAGCGGCACCTCGTCCTTTGGCAACAACGTCGAGATCGCGGGCACGCTCTACAAGACCGGCGTCGGCGCCTACACGTTCCCGGACCACGTCTTGGAGATGGCGTACACCGGGAAGATCGAGCAGTACGCGGACGCGCCCGGCGCCGCCGCGTACACCGGCCTCTGGCCGCTCACGGCCGTCGAGGATCACATGCGCACGCACTGGCGCCTCCCGCATCACGCGCCGCGCGTGGACGGCCGCGTGGACGTCATGCGGCGCCTGGACGATCTGCTCGCCGAGTGCGAGCGCGTGTACCTCTACCTGCTCGAGCACGAGCGGCGGCTGGCCGCGCTGGAGACCCGCTGATGCCGGTATTCATCGCCGTCGGGCAAACCGGGACGCTGCGCTTCATCGCCGACATGGCGGGCCTCGATCCCGCGGTCATTCAGAGTCAGCAGTGGCAACTGCAGGGCACGCCCGCGAGCCTGAAGTTCACCGCGCCCGACAAGGTCGAGGGCCTCGCCGAGGGCACGGCCAACATGCGCGTGCAGGTCACGTCGCAGATCCCCGGCAGCCCGCAGGAGCGGCAGACCTACCGGTTCGAGGTGCAGACGGTTCCGGCGGGCCCGCCCACGCCGCCGAAGATGGTGCCGGTCGCCATCGACATCACGGGGCCGACGCTGTGACCCCCGATGAACACCTGCAGCAGATCATGGGATCGATCATCGCGAGCCTGATCGTGCAACTCGCCGTGGTCAAGGCCGAGAACGAGCGCCTCCGCACGGAGCGCGACGGGGCGCCCGTGACATCCGACGGGGCGCTGCGGGGCGCGCCGTGAACACGTTCACCGCGCTCTCGCTCGTCAACCAGGCGCTGCGGAACCTCGGCGAGCAGGCGCTCACGACGTGGCCGGACCCCACGAACCCCCGCGCGCTCCTCGCCAGCGAGTTCTATCTCCAGGTGCGCGACACTTTGCTCGGCGAGCATTACTGGAACTTCGCCACGGTGCGCACCACGCTGCGCCCGGAGGCCACGCCGGCCGCGACGCTCACGCCGGCCGCCACGACGGGCGCGGGCATCCTGTTCACCGCGAGCACGTCGGGGATCTTCCCGCTCGACGCGGTGGGGCAGCGCCTCGCGGGCGTGGGCGTGCCCGGCGTGGCCACCATCTCCGCGCTCGTGGCCTCCACGCCCGCCGCGGCGCTCACGCCGGGCCCCGGCGCGGCCCAGCCGGGCACGCTCGCGGTGCCGTTCACCGCCGCCGCGTCGGTGTTCACCGCCGCCGACGTCGGCGCGTTCCTCGAGCGCCTCGACGGCGCCGGCCTCGCCACGATCACCGCGGTCGGGAGCCCGACGCAGGTCTTCGGCACCATCCGCGAGGGATTCGAGCCGCTCGAGACCCTCCCGGTCGGCCAGTGGCGGCTCGTCGCCACCAACCGCGTGCTGGCCGACATCACCGCGGCGTTCTCGGGCGCGGTGATTCCAGCGGGCGCGTGGACGCTCAGCACTGCGGCGCCCGCGTGGGGGTTCGCGTATCGCTTCCCCGTGCCGGACGATTACCTCGCCATGCAGCGCACGCAGGACGCGATCCGCTACCAGCGCGAGGGCGACTACTTCCTGTCCGACGAGCCCACGCTGCCGCTGACCTACACGTCGACGGCACCGGACGTGACGCGCTGGCCCACGTTCTTCGTGCATGCGTTCGTGGCCGCGCTCACCGCCGCGTTCGCCGAGCAGACCACCGGGCAGCAGGCCAAGCATCAACTGTGGCTGCAGCTCGCCGAGGGCCGGCTCAAGCGCGCGAAGATGCACGACGGGCAGGAAGGCTCTGCGCCGCAGATCCAGACGCCGGTGCTCATCCGCGCGCGGCATGGGGCGTGGGGCGGGTGGTATGCGGGCGGGCGGCGCGGCTGATGCCGGTGCACCCGTGGAGCTCGAGCTTCACGACTGGGGAAGTCACGCCGCAGATGCTCGCGCGCACGGACTGGGACCGCTACAAGAACGCGGCGGCCTCGCTGGTCAACTTCGTGTGCCGCCCCTACGGCGGTGTGGCCCGGCGCGCGGGCCTGTCCTACGTGGGCGCCGCGGCGGATCAGGACGCGCGGTGCTACCTGCTGGACTTCCGCGTCAGCGAGACCGTCGCCTACGTCTGCGAGTTCAGCGATCTGTCGCTTCGCATCTGGCACAACGACCGGACCCCGGTGCCGGGCGCCACGCTGGCCTCGCCCTACGAAGTGGGCGATCTCCGCGCGCTCCGCACCGCGCAGTCCGCGGACGTGCTCTACCTCTGCCATCCGGACTACCCGCCCCACAAGCTCGTGCGCACCTCGCCCACGACGTTCACGCTGGGCGCTGTGCAGTTCGACGCCCCGCCCACGGTGGAGCTCGGCATCACGCCCCTGACCGGGCTCACGCTCAGCGCCACGACGGGGTCGAGCGTGACGGTCACGGCGGGCGCGGCCTACTGGAATGACGGCGACCCGGGGCGCCACATCCGGGCCGGGACGGGCGTCGGCGTGATCACCGACGTCACCAGCCCGACCACGGCGACGCTGCACGTGCTCGAGCCGTTCGCGTCCACGACCCTCGCGGCGGGCGCGTGGACGCTCGAGGACTCGCCGCAGGTGCCGCTGGTGGTCATGTACGAGCCGAGCCTGGCCTTCGCCATGAACAGCACCACCGGGACCAACGTGCTGGCCGAGGCGCATCCGCCAGGGGCGACGGTCCCGACGCTATTCTTCACGACGTCGGACATCGGGCTCGGCATCCGCGAGAAGGTCAGCGGCACGGGCCGGGCCACCATCAGCGCCATGGACAGCGTGGCGAACTACATCCGCATCGACATCGAGAGCGCCTTCAGCGCGACCGGCCTGTCGCCCGGGCAGTGGGAGCTCGAGGGCTCGAGCAAGGGCGCGCTCCAGCCACTGGTCCATATCCTCGTGAAGGACGGGCTCACCGGGTTTCACCCCGAGGAGCAATCCGGGTACCTCCGGCTGCTCGGCGGCGTGGTGGAGATCCAGTCCGCGACGGCCACGGAGGTGTACGGGCGGCTCGTGGCACCGTTCACCCCGGACGTGCGGCTGATCTCGCCGGCCGGCGCGTGGTCGCGGGAAGTCCCCGCCTGGTCCGACGACCGCGGGTATCCCGGGTGCGTGGCGTTCAACCAGTCGCGCCTCTGGTTCGCCGGCTCACCGGCCCAGCCCGATACGATCTGGGGCAGCGTGACGGGCGACTACGAGGTCTTCGCGCTTGGCCCCGACGACGACGACGCCGTCGAGTACGCGCTGGCCGTGTCTTCCGGCATGAACCTGATCCGCTGGGTCAAGGGCATGGCGGCCGGGAGCACCACGGGGCTGGCCATCGGCACCAGCGCCGCGGAGATCTCGCTGGAAGGCGGCCAGGAGGCGCCATTGACGCCGAGTAACGTGCGCGCCCGCGAGCGCACGTACTATGGGTGTGATTTTACAGTCGACGCAATCACCACAAACAACCTCGTCCTGTTCCTGCAGCGCGGCGGCCGGCGCATCCGGGAGTTCACCTACGCGCTCGAGCAGGACGCCTTTGTGGCCCCCGATCTGACGCTCACCGCGGAGCATTTGACGCGCAGCGGGATCGTGGAGATGGTCCACGCCAACTCCCCCGACTCGCTGATCTTCGCGCTCACCGCCGACGGCGTGCTGCTGGCCTGCGCCTACGAGCGCCCCGAGGCCGTGGTGGCCTGGACGCATCACGTCACGCAAGGCGTGTTCGAGAGCGTGTGTGTGGTCCCCAACCACTGCGGCACCGGCGACGAGCTCTGGGTGGCCGTGGCGCGCACGATCGACGGCGAGGTGCGGCGGTCGATCGAGGTCTTCGACGGGAGATTGAACACCGACGCCGCGCTCGTGTACGAGGGCACGGCCACGGGCAACTTCACCGGCCTGACCCATCTGGCCGGGGCGACCGTGAAGGGCATCGACCAGGAGGACACCGTGTACGACCTCGTGGTGGACGGCAGTGGCGAGGTGACGCTGCCCGGCGGCGCGAGCGTGACGCGGCTCGAGGTGGGGCTCCACTACACTTCGACGCTGGAGACGTTGCGCCCCGAGCTCGCGGGGCCGCAGGGCACCATTCAGGCGCGGCGAAAACATTGGTCCTACACCACGGCCCGGCTTTACTGCACCAAGTCGCGGCTGCTCTGGAACGGCGAATTCCTGCTCGAGCTCCCCGAGGGCACGCCGCCCGGCGACTACACGGGCGACAGTGCGCGCGTCACGAACCTGGGGTGGTCGCGCGAAGGGGTGCTCACACTCCAGACGCTCGATCCATTGCCGGCCACGGTGCTGGGTTTGTCAGGGGCCCTGTCGGTCGACGATGCCTAAGTACCCACAAGATCCCGACATACGGTTCTGGGCGAAAGTCGAGCGAACGCCGACGTGCTGGCTGTGGCGGGGCGCGCTCACTGCGTGGGGTTATAGCAAGTTCTGGTTTGATGAGCGGCATTCGAGCGGGCACCGATACGCCTACATCCGATTCCGGGGACCCATTCCCGCTGATCGTGAAGTCGATCATCTCTGCCGCGTGCGGCATTGCGTGAACCCGGACCACTTGGAATTGGTTACGCCACGCGAGAATCAATTGCGCGGGGACACGTTTGCGGCGCGCAATCTCGCGAAGGTGGCCTGTGTGCGCGGGCATCCCCTTGATGAAGCCAACACCCATATCGAGTATCTCGCGGGGCGGCTCCCGCGCCGAGCCTGTCGTGCGTGCAAACGTGAAGACCAGCGGCCCCGGAACGCGGCCGTGTCGGCGCGCCGCGCTCTGCTCCGGGCCGAGCGCCAAGCCAACCCGACATGTCGTGTCGGGGACGCCTTGACGGACGCCAACACGTACTGGAGTGAATTCGGCGGCTATCGACGCCGGGCGTGCCGGACATGTCATCTGGCCCGCGGCGCCCGCTATCGAGCCGCCCAGAGGCTGGCGTCATGATCACCACCGTCTCCCCCTTCGCCCCGATGGACTACGTGCGGGCGCTTGAGGCCGCCGGCGTCGACACGCCGTGGATTCCCGACCGCCTCGCGCACGGCCGGTGCTATGCCGGGAATGGCCCCAGTTACGCGATTCGCATCGACGGCGCGCTGGCCTGCGTGCTCGGCCTGATGATCCCGTGGCCCGGCAAGGCGACGGCGTGGGCGGTGTGGACGCCGCTGGGCTACCAGCACCCCGGCACCGTGCACCGGCTCACGGTGCGCTATCTCCGCTCCCTGATCCAGCAGCACCGCATCCGGCGGCTGGAGGCCGAGATCATCGCCGACTTCGCCGCTGCGGGCCGGTGGCTGGAGCACCTCGGCTTGGTGCCCGAGGGCCCGCCGCGGCCCTATGCGGGGCCGCAGGGCGAGACCATGCAGAGCTATGGCTGGGTGCATCCTGAGGCCGCCCGGCTCCTAGTGCGGTGGCCGGTGCCCGCTGCCGTGGAGCG